GCTGTCTTCTAAACCAATAAGGCCCATCATGTCTGTCAACGTATGTCTTACCCCACGAAGTGAAGAAATGATTCATGATTTCTGTAACACTGTTCATCGATCAACAAAAGATGAGGTGTGGGTTAAATTATCTGAGTTAGGAAAAGAATTGACGGGCAAACCACATGCAGTAGAGATTCAATCCCGCTGTGATAGACTAGAAGAAGACAATCGCATGATGCGCGCCTTGATTCACAGATTCATTGAGGGTGATGGGTTAGATAGTTGGCTTGGTGATATGATGGATTGCTACAAATCAAGTACGTTGACTTAAAACCAAAGGTGAGAACACGGTTAATTGTGATCGTGTGTATATTTTCAGAGCAAGGAGAGTAGATAATGACTGAACAGAATTACGGCCTTATTGAGGAGTATGAAGAGCATTGTAAGCCCCACTGGGCCGCTAAAGCACTTAGTGGGCAGTACGTAGTGGGTGCTCAGCTACCTACCCGTGACGGTCGCTGTACGGGCAATGCCCACATTATTAGGATACATGATAGCCACTACATGCCAGGGACGGCAGTTCACACGGTACTAACCGATGCGGGCAATAAGTCATTAATGACAGCTAGCGAGCTGGATGAATTCTTTTACCCGCCTAGGTGGTGCGTTGACGTTAACGATGTACTGCGCAAGTTTGAAGTAAACACTCATGAGAATTCCAATCAATGACCTTACTTGAAGAAGCCAAGGAGTGGAATAAGACCCACCCCGAGAACTCTCTATCGGCGTTTGCCTGCCGGTACCCTGGTCGGTACGGTGAGGCCGCAGATGCCTTACGTGAAGTACGCAAAGAGGATAACCCGAATTGAAACCAGTCAATATTGAACACCTTATCGACGCGGCTATGCCCGAGGCGATGAACTACTGCCCAGTGTGTGATTATCCGGTGCAGGAGAGCCAAGACCAGGTCCTGGTGTCTGCCTGGGGGATGGCTACGCTCGCCCACGGCCCCTGTGTTCCGGCCTCGTTTATCACTGACATAAGCTACGAAAGCGCCGCATACCAGCGGGGAGTAGCCGCCGCCGTGGATGATGTTAAACGCTATGCTGTAAAGGGGCGCAAGCGCGATGAATAACCCAGATTGGGATTGGGGGCAGCCCCGCTATATTGCACGGCCCGAAAACAACACAGAACTTGAGGAAGTATCAATGACAAAAGTAACCGTGGAAAATCAGGAACAGGCGCAACCGTCTATTTTTTACAAGGGTAACATAGTGCAGCGCGTTGACGGCGCAGTGGTGCTGGTGACTCGTATCGACCCATCATCGAAGTTTTTTATAGGCACAGAGCTGTGGCGCTATGGCGCGCCAGAGACACTAGGCTGGTCGGAACGCCGCGAGAAGGAACGCTACAAGCAATTTCACGGCACAGTCACATTGGAGTCACCGTAATGACCAAGGTAGCAAACCCAGATGGCGTTATTATTCGGGAGCACTTCATGGGGGAAATCATGCTGCACGACTTCTTGTTGACGGTGAAATATCGTGACGACCCCGAGCTTTCGGAACGTCACATGGCCAGGGAAGACGCCTTTGCTAAGGCAAACCGCCTGGATGTTGGCGAAATTGAATGGGCAGAGGTATCCGATCCAGATGGCGTTATGCTTTGGGATCACATAAGCGGGGAATTATGATGAAAGACTACCTGCTAATCGTGCAATACAAACCAAAAGGAAAATTATGACGAACAAAATTAACCACATCACGACGCGCTATGGTCATGGTTTTAATTACGATACCCCCGAACCATCCATGATTGATATCGCGCATGCTTTATCAATAACCAATCGATTTGGTGGCCATTCACGGTTTCCGTATTCGGTGGCGCGGCATAGTGTTCTATGCTCACAACAAGCACCTGATGGATACAAACTACAGGCTTTATTGCACGATGCAACCGAAGCCTATATATCTGATATTATCACTCCCGTAAAGTTAATGTTCCCCGAGTATTGTGAGTTGGAGAATCGAATCTACACGCAAGCCATCGCCCCAAGATTCGGTTTGCCTGATAAAATCGATCCTATTGTTGAAATGGTAGATATGCGTGCTCTTATCACCGAAGCCATGACATTACTCCACCATAATCAATGGGCATACGACGAACAATGGCCTGCACCTTTCGATGGGGTGGTTATCAAAGAGACTTCGTGGAAGTTAGACGAGATTGATTTTTTGTTTCAGTTCGGTGAAGTATTTCATGAAGTGATGGAAGAATAACACAATCTAGTCGGTTAAATAGGAGAAAAGGATGTCTCCTATGGCTAGAAACTATCGACAAGGTAAGTATGAAGTTGTTAATCGTGATAAGTACAAAGGCGACCCAGATAAGGTTAAATTTCGATCTTCATATGAAGCCCATTGTTATGCATGGGCCGATAGGACGGAATCTGTTTTATCATGGGCGGTAGAAACTATTGTTGTCCCATATATTGACCCAGTAACAAATAAAAAACGAAGATACATTGTTGATATGTGGATGGAGTATAAAGACCGCAATGGTGACGTGAAAATCGAGTTGATTGAAATTAAGCCCAAGAATCAGTGTGTAGCCCCCAAGCGTGGTGGAAAAAGAAAAGACGTATTTGAAAATGAAATTGCCACTTATATGACGAATCAGGCCAAGTGGCAATATGCAGATCAGTATGCACGCGAGAGAGGATGGGGGTTTAGAGTAATAACCGAAGACTCAATATTCAAATGATTACTTGGTGTAAGCAACAAAACGATCAAACACTTTAACCTCAATGTTGTCGTAGACCAACCTAATCGTGATTTCGTTGGTGGTCTCTGATGACATAATAAGTTCAGAATGCTCAATCGAAGTAATGAATGCATCCCGAAGAATGTATGCCTCTGTTTCCTCTGATTGGGAGTTAAACATTTGTACTTTTAAACCAAATTTCATTTCCTTGTCATTGTGCTTTGTCAGTACATGGTCAACCTCATCTTGGTATTTCTCCCTCTGACGCATCAACTGTGCATAGAGTAACATAGACGTAATACTATTTTCATCATCTCGAAACGTAACGGTAATGGGTTCTAATTTTAGCTGGCCTGGATTGCTGTACTCATTTCCCTTGTGTTTGCTGTTAGAAACCTCAACCGTCATTGAAGGACGCGTCACTGATTTAACCTGTCGTCCTAAAAAATTTCCTGCATTTTCATCAAAATCAAAGAAAGACACCAGAAAATTATCCTGTCGTTTCTCCTGGTTGTTTCGATTTAATAAGGTATTATAGCGTTCTCTTACTGTGGGGTTGGTGCTCATAGTGGTTCATCTCCAATATCGGGTGGTAACTCACCAACCACCACTTCTTCTAGTAGAATCTGGTCGGTAAACTGATCTTGCGAGTCTTGTAGAATTTGTAGGGTGATTTGTTGTATAGAGGCACCGTCTGGGTTATACGGATAGCGAAGACGGACAGGAACCAAGAAGTTAAAGTTCATCATGACGACTTGTTGATCCATACCGAGTGGATATTGAATGTCTTTTTGAATACTTTCCAGTAGAATTTCAGTCAAATAATCACTGTTCATGGCGTTATTGTCTACCTGAATCGTGATCCTGGGGTTAAAAACTAAAAGAATTTGTTCTACGATTGAAAACATTTCGGTTTGTGAAGAAGCATACACGCTAAGTTCTAATCGCATGTTGAAGGCAGGCCCATTGATCCTCTCTACGACACGCTGGTCGTCACCGTATGTAACTGCGTCTAAATGGTGATGAGGCGTCTTGCGATCAGGATCAGGGGTTACGTCCACTAGATTAACGGCCATGATGGGGATGCGGTTGTTTTGCAAAACACCACGCCGCTGAATAACACTAGCCACTACGCGACTCATGTTACCGTAGACCACCGGTATTCGTGCTAGATGGTCTGTACCGTCACGGGCAACACCATCTTTCGTCTGGAAGCCTGAAAAGACTCGCATAAATTGTCCGATGTACTTTTCAAACTGGTTATCATAAATGTAAGGATATACCATTATATTCCCTCTTTGTTAGTATCATGTATTTACCCTTCATAAATAGTAACTATAAAACAAGGTGTACTCTCTATGGCATTTGACGATCTACTAAAAGAATCATATTTGGGCTTTGCGACGGGATCGGATGTTGATCTTAGTGATCTTCGTTTGTTGTATTATGGGCGCAAGAATATGTTCATTGCATTTACCGATGATGGTCTGTTATCGGACGAAGCCACCAGTCGTGAGATTGACAGGCCGTATGGGCTTCTTTGTCATGAACTCAATGCAGTGGTAGGTCATCGAGTTAAATCATCTGCTTTCTATATGAATGTATTGCGCATCAACACCACCCCATCGCGTACTCTATCCGATGTTCGTCGGTATTCCAATGAAGACCTATTGCGGGATTTAAACGTAGCTAAGTTATTAACCAAGATGAATGATACTGAGTGGGGTGTGTATATCAAACCTATTCTCGGTGATGTTACGATTCGATTCCCGTTCGAGAAGCTATGGTTCATTCTTCATGACCTTTCGATTAAGATTAGTAAGGATAAGTACGATAGAGTATGGGCATCATTGTTGCAGGAAATTGGGTACGACATGATCAAAGACCCTTATGGTACTGGTATGCTTGCGTTAGGAACATCGCCTGTTGTTCTGTCACTGGATGCGAGTGATCGAGATGCTGTTGATATTCTCACAGCACAGAAACGACGCTTCGATCCTCGTCGGGCTACCAGAGAAAAAGTCGAACGATTGAAGAAGAGTATGCGCAACTCACGAAAACGTATTGCTAAACGCTAAAGGAAACAAAAGTATGAGTGGGATTCGAAGAGGCAAGATTGGTGTTTATGGTGAAAAAACCCGCAGGTTCCAGCGTCGTCTTTCGGCTGAGTTATTCGGTTTATCCTTCAAAGATGCCAACATTTATCGGTATCTTGGAAGTCGTGCGAACCTTGATCCTTCGATTGATGATATACAAACCAAAGTGTTCTATGAAGTTCCTGATCGTGCTTATGACCAGAACACCGTTAATATTATGATCGGAATGGAACCGATGGGTGAATCTGCCATGGATTTCTCGCGGTTCGGTATCATTAACCCGATTGGTGATGAACAGACTTTCCGTGTGCATATGGATGATTTTGAAGGTTGTATGGGTCGTCCATTGATTTTAGGTGATGTGATGGAAATTCCTTTCTTTGAACGCGACTGTGTAAAGGCATTCTGGGAAATCACGGATGTCGACGATAAACCTTCCTATGAAAAGTTCTATTACACGATCAGGGCCAAGGTATTAACTGAGTCCAGGAAGACACGGGAAATTCCGATTGATTCAGGTAACGGTAGTTTCCTTGATGATGTCATGCAAGATTCAGACCAGCAGTATAATGAACAGGTTCCGTTTACCGGATTGGATCAACCAACCGAACCAACACAGGTAGACTATCACAATGAACAACAAAAATCTTTCTTGGATGACCCATCGAAGATTTTCAATGACGAGGATAATAACTGATGGATTTCGAAGAATTCAAAGATGACATAATGACATCACTGGGTGGAAACTTGATTGATGTTGAACTAGAAGACAAAGATATTATGCTTTGTTTTAAGAAAGCCAAACGAACCTTTCAACAGAAGGGACATAACAGTTATCGCCGTGACTTTTATCGATTGAAAGTTAACAAGTGCCAAACTCGTTATTCATTGCCTTCATCTATTCATACGATCATCAAAACAATCAAGCCGACCATTATGTTTAATAACGATGATGCGTTCGTTGTGGCAGCCTATAACTCACTTTTCAGTGGAAGCACTACTATGGGGGGTGATTGGTTGAGTTATGATCTCACCATGCAATCAGTTGAGATGTGGCGTCGTTATATGGCATTCGATGTTCAGTTTCACTATGATGAGTTCAAAAACGAAATCACCTTCCTAAAGCCACCCGAAGGTGACGTTTATTGGTTATTGGAAGTATACCACGATCTTTCGGATGAAGAATACATGGAAATTCTTTGGATTCAGAGTTGGGCCATCGCAGAAGCCAAGGTCATCATTGGAGCAGCATACCGGAAGTTCTCTCAACTCCCTGGCCCTGACGGTGCGATATCGTTGGATGGGAATAGCCTTATTCAAGAATCAAAAGATGAAAAGGCTATGCTGCTTGAAGACATTCTTAATGGTGTCGATGGAGGAAATGATTACTATGAGATTGTAATGGGTTAATCATTCTTCGTTTTCAAGTACGAAATTAATACGGTCACGTGTCTTATAGTGGCCGTTTTCTAATAAGCGCGTCATGTTCTCCCTTCCTACTGGGTTCGATGTTACAATCTGTACTCTACGCGGTAACAATCCATGATCAAATGCCCAACACATGACATCATACCCGGTGTCTAATACATTTCCTAGATCATCCGTTCCTAGGTCATGGT